ACCAAGGTATGCGAGAAGACCGGCAACATCCTTTCCACTCAAATGAGTCAGCGTCTCATCCAGTGGCTGCTTACCTGACAGCGCATTGTTAATGGTGGTGCTGAATTTCGGGTCATTGTTAATGGCTGCGGCAATTTCTTTCAGTGTATCCAGCGTGGCTGGCGCGCCGTTAATCAGAGCGGTAATAGCGGCCTGAACAAACGCAGTAGTCGCAATCCGCGTGGTGTTATTTCCTGCGGGAGGTGTCGGCGCTTTTGGTTCTCCGGTAAATGTCGGATTATGTTTCTGCGCATACTGGGTATGAGGATCCTGTGCGGCAATGTGGTTTCTCATCTGGTCATCCACATACAGCCTTAATTCCAGGACTTCATCATCCACGTATTTACGGGTCGCCAGTACCACCGACGGGTCAATTTTCAGCGTAATAGCTTCGGTATTCGTGACAACCAGAATCATGCGGATAGTCTGGGTACGACCGCTGCCTTCCTGCAACTGCGGTTTGTACGTTTCCGGGCAGTTCGCCACCGCAATGAGTACGCCTTCATCATCATAAAGCCCAATCTCACGGATCCAGAATCCGCCCTCGTTCTCAGGGATGATTTGCTCCGCAATAATCTGGCTCTGGTTGTTCGGGTCAACACTCAGAAGATTCAGCGGCGCGATGCGTTTCTGGTTAATCAGTTTTGTCTGTGCCGGGTCTGGTGTCGGCAAGACACCATTCGCATCACCAACGGCCATTTGCGTCAGATTCAGCTTACTGCCGAGCATCGTCGCGTTAGCCAGCCGTGCTGCGCCCTGATTAGTCAGAATGGCGTAGTATTTCACTGTCATGCGTTTACTCTCAGGTTATCAATTAAATGAATGGCCGAGGCCGGGAAATAATCCCCTCCGACAATAATGGCCTCCGGGGTGTAGGGATAAACCGTCAGGGCGTCACCGTGATAGCATCCTGCACCGGCAAAAATGTTGCCGGTTGTACTTAAACTGATAGCCAGTCCCGTCAGATGGCGGCTTGCAGGTTTTGCATCAGCAACGAGGCGCTCCAGCTCCTGATACATTTCCTCGGTAATACCCTGCTCAAGCACGCCAACAACGATGCGGAACGTCCCCGGCTCCTCATTGAGTTGCCACCACTCCCTCACCTCAATCAGATAGCCGAGCGGCTCCACCACACGCCGGATTGCGCCTATAGTGCCCTTATGGCAGTGAATGAAATACGCATCGCGGATAACAGCGCGTTTTGTCGCTTCCGGCCACTTATCATCCCAGCGGTCAACCGAAAATGACCACGCCAGCCACGGCAGCAGATTTGCCGGACAGGTATCCGGGTTCCACAGCTCACGAATACTGACCGGCGTTTTTTCAATTTCCGCACAGGCTTTTGCGGCGGCGACTTCAAGCGGTGATGAGCCGGTCGGCAGCAGTCGCGAATCACTCATCCGAGCCTCCGGTCACGACGCTGTATTCGGTACAGAAAGACGCCTGCGTATTGTTGAGCACGATGTCGGCCAGCGGTGCAGCCAGTTCGACACGCTGCACGCCTTCCACATGCAAAGCGGCATAAATGGCAGACAGACGGATGTCGCGCCCAAGCCGGTGCTGTGCCGTGATGTACGCTTCCAGTTTTTTCACGGCAGCAGCGCGGATGGGTTCGCTTTCGGGACCTGGGTAAAGGTAAAGCGTGGCGTTTATCTGATATTCAACAATGGCGGCAGACTGCACGGTCACGCGGTCGGCCACCGGCCTGACGTCCTCGCCATTAAGGGCGTTACGCACCACGGCCAGCAGGTCTTCGGATGCGACGCCGTTATTTTCACGTGACAGCACGGAGATAGTGACGCAGGCCGGAGACGGACTGGTGACAGAGATATCCGCGACACGCCCGTCAGCACTGCGACCATGATACTGATAGGCTCCCACCGACCCGGCGACGCTTAAACCTTCAAACGCCTGCTGAATACGCAGACGATAATCGGTGTCAGACTCCATCACTGCCGGTGTCGGCGGGATGGTCGAATCATCTGCCGGGGTGATAGTCAGGCGCGTGGTGTTGTAATTGGCACCAATCACATCAAGGTCATTACCGGCAGCACAGGCCAGCATCACCGCCCGTGCGGCCTCATTCACACGCTGACGCCAGATAAGCTCACGATAAGCATTTTCCTCCAGCAGTTTGACGAGAGGCTCGGATTCCAGCGTCAGGGTACGGGCAACCGCCTCCTGCTGGTCTTCCGGGTAAAGGGAAATCAGTGTCGCCTTGCGTTCAGCGAGAATGGTTTCAAAGTCCAGCTCCTCGACCACATCCGGTGCAGGTAGCTGGTTCAGGTCGATAATCGGCATGGTTTCAACTCACAGGGATGGTTAACGAAAGTGGCTGGCCGGTGTCGTTGTGCTGACCGGTTAACGTGACCGTCATTCGCCCGTCAAAACTGCGCGCCGTAGTGACGGATGACAGGGTGACGCGGGGTTCCCATTTCAGCACGGACATGTAACAGGCGACCTTAATCTGCAACTCAAGCGCCGGGGTCTGCGGCTGGTCAATCATTGACGCCAGCAACGAGCCGTAATCACGACGCATCACCCGTGAGCCGACCGGTGTGCGCAGGATATCGCCGATACTCTGGCTGATATGCTCGAGGTCAGTGACCGTCAGGCCATCACTGCGATTCATTCCGAGATAACGCGCTGTCATAGAGGACTCCCGGTTGTGCCGCCGCTGTCGCCGGGGTGTTTATGGGTGTGCAGTACCTTACCGTTTGATGAGAGTTCACCGCCGGTATGTTCAATGTTGCCGCGCATCGTCCCGCCCTTCTGCACTTCCAGCGTGCCGGTAATCAGCCTGTTGGTGCAGACCACCTCCGGTGTGTCCAGGGTGACGCGGGTTGATGCTTTCACCATGACCACCGGCACCGTGGCAGTAACAGAATCAGAAGCCGTCACGCTGGCCGTTTTAATTCCGCTTACCGTGAGTGCACTGGTTTCAGGTTCATACTCAATCACCGCCCCGTCAGGGAAACGGATATGCAGGGCATCCGCCGACGCAGACGGCGCGGGGTTATCGCCGGAATAAATCCCCGGCAGAACAAACGCCGTGTCAAGTTCACCGCCCACGGCCAGAATCAGCACCTGTTCCCCCACGGAAGGTGCCCACCATGTGCGCGAACGTCCGGCGCGATGGGTCAGCCACTGAAGCCAGTCGGTGCACATGCCGCCAGTCTGCACACGGCAGCGACCGGCGTTAAGGTCGGTTTCGACGATAATGCCGGTGCGGATCATGTTGCGCAGTGCGCGCGCGAGTTCCTGAATATTTGCGAGAGTGTTCATAACGGGAAGGATGCCGCCGGGTCATACCGGCGGCAATGTGACGATGAGGTGTCGGGAATGGCACAACTAACGGTCGAGGTGCGCCAGAATAATCTCTTCAATCATCTGCACATCCTCACCGGTAAAGCCGAGCAGAGGACGCGCCGGATAATCAATTTTCTTACCGTCTTTCCGGGTTTCTTCCGACAGACCGAACTGATGCACACTGGCGATTTTCGGTGACTTCCCGCCGTAAAACTCCATTGATGCCTGCTCCGGGCTGGCGCGGATATGCAAAAAACGACTGGTGATAAGTTTCGCAAACATTTTTCGCTTAACACGACCGGTCTTTTTTCTGGCGCTCTGCTGCTGGCGTGGCGCGTAGGGTGTGCCGTCCGGGGCTTTCTGAGCCATCACCCGACGCTGCTGACTCTGCCGCAGACGTTTCGCCAGTTCGGCACTCAGTCGCCGACGCCCTGACGGTGACAGCGACTCAATCAGTCCGGTCAGCCGGTCTTCAAAACGCTTAAACTCATTCATCCCACTTGCTCACCAGTTCGCCATTGATATAAAGCTCCATCGGGCGGGTGACCGGCTCCGGCGGCGTGGGTTCCGGGATATTCTTCACATGCAGCGCGCCGTCCACCTCACTGACCAGCGTGCGCTCGGTCAGCATCAGGCTGATGCTGATATCAAAGCTGCTGTCATTGTTGATGTCTGCATAAAACGTGAAGCCCTTTTTCTGGCCTTCGTCGGTGGTCATGATGTCGGGCTGATTTTCCCGCAGCCACGCCAGCACCGGCACGATGAGCAGGTCAAAATCACCGGTAAAGTCGGTCACAATGACATTGAGCGTGTAACGCTTTTCGAATGACAGCGACGTCGCCAGTGTGGAGGCAATACTCCCGTTATCCACGAATATCCGCAGCATATCGGGGTTAGTTTTCAGCACCGTGACGGCATCAGTCAGCGCCCTGCGCAGGCTGTCGGGTTTGAGCATCGTTTTCGTCCTGACAGTGTTTAATCATTTTTACCTGGCTGGCACAGCGTGCCAGCGCGTTCTCAAGCTGCCGGATATCGGCACTTAAATCGCCGTTCGTCTGCGGGTCACTGCCCGGCATCGGGCAAAGGCTCACTTTCGGGCAGGCGTTGTGGACAATCACTGGCGTCGGTGCAGGCCGGACGCTGGTGCAACCGGCGCACAGCATCAGGCAGGTCAGCGCCGTACCAGCGGCGAAAATCTTCGTTTTCATTAAGTAACCTCGTGATGGTTTTCTCGCGCTGTGCTTCACGCTTCGCGGCGTTTTCCAGTTCCTGACGCAGTGCCACCTGCGCCAGCTCGTTTTTGTCTGCCCTGGTGAGCGCAACATGAAGCTGATTTTTCAGCATGGTGATGGTCGCCTGCTGCTCGCTGGCTACGTTGTTTGCCCTGTCCAGTGAGGTGCGCAGGCTGGCGTTTTTATGCTTCGCCAGAAACAGACCCGCCACCGCCAGCGATAACAACACAACCATCACAATCATCAGCTTTGACATGGTTCCCGCCCCTCAAAACGCTGACGGCAGGCCGTACGTATCAGCCGGAAGAACACCGATACCACGAGATAAATCAGCGCGGTAAAAATCCACCCGGCAGCGACCAGCGAGATAAACGTCGCCACCATCACTACCAGAGCCGCCGCCCGCCTGCGCCACGGCACCGGCTGCAAAAACAGCGACGTGACAATCTTCACGGCCAGCGATTCCGGTGGCAGCTCCCGCCCGTAGCGTTCCAGCACATACTCAGTGGCATACACGCCGACACCACCGGCAACCACACAGATAACCGTCGCCAGAATCGCCCAGGCGGCGACAAAATTGACGGCCACGCTCTGCGGGTAAATCAGGGACAGTGCCAGCATCAGCGCCAGCGACACATTCAGCATCAGTGAAAGGGATAATTTCTTCATGGTGTTTACTCCGTTTAAGCTGGTACACCGCCGGCGGTACGCCAGACGGTGACCAGTTTTTCCAGTGAATGCTCACGCTGACCGTAACCGGCACCCGGCAGGGACGCCCAGATATTGCGACAGCGTGAAATAGCGCGCTCAATGCGTCCCGCCCGGATGTCATCCAGTGCACCGCGTTCGCGGATCAACTGAATGGCGAGCCTGTCCTGTGACAACGGACTGAAATCCGGCAGGGCAAGCTGTTTGCGGTAGTGCGGCCAGAACAGGTAAAGCTGCTGATAGCGACCGGAGGCCGTGGATTTTTCACCGCGACGGTTAAACACCTTCGCCGGTCGGCCATGCGCGAACGGGTGGTCACTGTAGTCAGTGAAAATTTCCGGCTTCCCGTCCAGTCCGGTGACTATCACGTCATAGCCCCGGTTTTTCGTCAGCGGATGATTCGCCGTCCCTTCGGACACGGCCAGCATGTCGAGAAAGGCCGCGATATTCTGATGCGTGTTAATTACCGGCATTACTGTTTCCCCCTGCCCTTAAAACGGCGCTGAATGGCAATCTCAATCACCTGATAACCGGCGATACCCAGCATGGAGCCGATACCGCACACCGCAGGCAGTGACAGGTCAGGAAACTGCACCAGAACAACACCGGCAACCATCGAGACAAAACCACCGAGCAACATGCGCCCGATAAACAGACGCGGGGTGATGGGTTCACCACCGGCAAGCACCTTGCCGACAACAATCAGCACCCCAATCATGAAAAGCGACAGGACGCTTTTTTCTTCTGCTGTCATGCGTTACTCCCACAGATTGACAGTTTCAGCCACGGGCGCGGTCTGAACGTCGGGCAGTTCGACGGCGGTGCCGTGTGGCAGCACCGCACCCAGTTCAGCCAGTCCCGGATTTGCGGCGAGCACGGTCTCAACCACGCCCTCAGTGCGCCCGTAATACCGGACACAAATGGCGTCGAGCGTGTCGCCCTGTAGCGCAAAGGTCTTCATCAGATTTGACTCACGATGCAGCGCGGCTTGTCCTGGATACGCGCCACCGCCCAGCGCATATCCCGCCAAAGTTCATCAATGGTGCTGTCAATGCTGTCAGCCTTCTTGTCGCCTTTCGCACTGGCATCCACGCCGCGATAACGCTCATAAAGCGACGCGGTCGCCATCGCACACACGGCGCGCTCGTAGTAAAAAACTTTGATGCTTTCACCGTCGATGTCGTCCGCCGGAACGTCCGCCAGACGCGTAAAACCGGCGGCAATTTTCTGTTCGCGGTACTCGTACAGCTCCGCATTTGTTTCCGCCATGCCTGACTTGATGGCCTCACGCAGACGGGCGGGGGCGACGGTCTGCTCAAGGCGCATACGTTCCCGGACGCGCTTCGGGTCGATATCGGGAAAAAAGAACGTGTTTTTAATCACCGGCTCGTCGCCTGCCGGTTGCGGGATGACCACCGTACCCTCACCGGACACGGGAGCCTCCTTTCGCGGAATAATCAGCGTCATCATGACTACCTCTGAAAAGTCGGGCGGTGGACGCCGGTACAGTGTCAGGTGATTCACCCTCACTGACCGGCGTGCCGCCCTGGCGCGGGGCGCATTCGGTTGTTAACTGGCTTTCTTTTTCGGGCGTCCACGTTTTGCCGGTGTCACGCTCCGGGTCTTACGCGGGGTACGGGTGGCCGCTTTGGGCTGCGGCTCCGGCTTCGGTTTCAGCTCCCGCTCCAGTCGTTCAATCTCTTTTTTGACGCCTGCCTGACAGTCGAGCTGTGTCGCACGTTGCAGGTGAGCCAGCGCACCGGCGGCATCACCACCATCACGCAGAAACAGACCGGTGATTTTGTGCAGCTTTGCGCGCACTTCATCAGGCATGTCAGCCGTGGCGGTCAGTTCAAGGGTCTCCGTCAGCAGGCGGGTATCCACAGACTCACCGGCAGCGTGGGCGCGCATGGCCGCGAGCGCCACCTCCTCGGTGAACATGTACGGCGGGGTGCGGCGGTGTTTACCCGGCATGGTCAGACCGTACTTCAGGGCATAACGGGCAATCTCCAGCGCACCGGCAATATCTCCGGTATCCAGACGCCACAGCATGACCGTCATCAGAATGTCATCCTGTGCACCTTTGCCCTGCTCCAGCACGCCGTTCACCCACGGCAACCAGAACGGCAGCAGTTCGCGTTTTTTCGCGGCCTTCAGCTCTTTTGAATAAATCGCTTTCAGTGTGCGCTGGTCTGCGGCCAGCTTGACCAGCATCTGCTCATAGACAGTTGCATGTCGCAGCGGGGCGGCTTCCCGCTGCGCGGTCATCGCTGCCGAGACCCGCATCATGTGGCGCTGTGCGGGACTCGTCATCGGTTACGCTCCCGGCTCTGCGGTCGCTTTAGCCGGTGTGGAGAAATCACCGACCTTAATTTTTTCCACCAGACAACCGGCGGCGTAGTCCTCCACCACGTAATCAATGTTCATTGACTCGTAGTTCTCCACGCGGTCGAGTTTCGGGTTTTCCTCAATCACGCGGCGATGACTGTCATCCATGTAGTAGATGGACAGGTTTTCCAGCTTCGTGATGAGCATCGCATCCGCCGGGAAGTACGGGACGCGTACCGCTGGCAGGTTGCCGATGCGTTTCTGGCTGATGATGACGTCAGCGGCCAGCATTTCGCTGTTGTCCTGCTCCCTGTTGACGATGGGAAAATACTTGTCCGCCAGTAGCTGACGTCCCACAATCACCACAAGGTCAGGGTCTTCCTGATACCACGGCTCAATCAGGTTGTTGGTCGCATCCATCACCAGTGCATCAAGGCTGGCATAATCACCGCCCTTACCCACGCGGATAACCTCAGAGGTGGTGCGGCCTTCCTCGTCAGTGACCTTGCTCATCACGCGCGCCGGGGCTTCATTGCGGTATTTCTGCAGCCAGCCGACCGCCACATCCTGCAGCATCGGATTGCTGCTGCGGTCAGAGGTTTCGGCACGCTTCACGCCGTTAAAACCGGCCATGATTAAATCAAGGGACTGGCGTTTGATAATGGCGTTACGGATACGGAGCTGGAAATCCTGATAACGCGCCCACAGGTCCAGCGTTTTGTAGCGGATATAAAAATCGAAGTTAATCTGGTCGCATTCGTACTTGTTTGACGCCAGCTTCGAGAAGTCCTTCGGCTGACGCTCGGTGCCACCGGCGGTGTCGGTGGTGCTGGCGATGGAGCCGGTGACACCAATACCAATTTTTTCCCCTTTCATTTCGCTGACCGGCACAATGTTGATGCGGGTCAGAAAGTCAGAGGACTCCTGCATGGTGTTCATCAGGGTCTGGGTGACCGACGGTTCAACGGTGAATTTTTTCGACACATCACCGGCGTCGATGCCGTTCAGTTCGGCAACACGGGACAGGTAGGCATTAAATTTAAAGCGGGTTTCCTGGCGCATAGTTTTTCCTGAAATTAAGGGTTAATCGTGAAGGTTTTTCCGGACTGACTGACGCCGGTCAGCAGTTCGTCATCAGGGCGTCACCGCCACCGCCGGTGGCTTTGCTGCGGCGCTGCTGGGTCAGACTTTCGGTGTGGTCGAGGCTGTTTTTCAGGCGGGTGAATGCCTGGCTGGTTTCATCCGCCCTGTCAGTCACCTCCTGCTTAAGTGCGGAAAAGGCGGTTTCCATCTCAGCGAGGCGCTGCTCAGTGGCGCTCAGTTTTTCCTGCACATGTTCAGCAACAGCGGTCACCGCTTCATGCACGTCCTTCAGACGGGCGTCATCGCTGGCCTGTTTGCGGCCAAAAATGGATTTCACCTTTTCGGTCAGGGCGGTGAACACGGTTTCAGGCAGGTCTTCAAATTCCAGCTCAACAGGCGTTGCCACTGAAATCAGGTTTTCAGGGCTTAATTTGAAGCGGTTCAGGGGGTTGTGTTTTGCCGTGCGGCAGAATTCCAGGTATTCCGTGCCGAGGCTTGCCGGGTCATCGGTGACGGCCAGCCCCACCAGATAACATTTGCCGGTGTTAGCAAAGTTCGGCTGAATCTCCATTGAGGTGTAGACCTTCTGCGCGGCCTTGTTCATCGCGATAAGGTCATCGGTCGGGGTGATTTTCGCAAACAGCGCCCATTTGCCTTTCAGCGCCGAATCATCGTCAATCTTTTCGGCCTTCAATTCGACCACATCGCCATAACGCTTAAAAATACCGTCAGGCAGGATGCCGCGCAGATGTTCCAGGTTAATGCGGCAACCATAAACTCGCGGGTCAAAGGTTTCGGCCATTTCCTGAATATCCTGCGCACTGATGACACGCCCGTCACAGGTGTCACCCTCAACGCCGATACGAAAGAATTTTGATGCTTTTTTTGCCATTGTCAGGAGTCCTGAATAGTGATTAGAGGAGTCACATGTCGGCATCAGTTTCCCGACGATGCGCATCCTCCGCCATCAGTCCCGGATGGCTTATCACTGACACAACAGCACCTTAGCGAATCGCAGGGCGCGACTCAGTAGCCTTGCCGTGTATTCATCACGGCGAGGTATTCATGACCATCACCACAGACACCACTCTTTTACACGACCCGCGTCGTCAGGCGGCGCTGCTATACTGGCAGGGGTTTTCCGTGCCGCAGATTGCCGCCATGTTGCAGATGAAACGCCCGACGGTGCAGAGCTGGAAACAGCGCGACGGCTGGGACAGCGTTGCCCCCATCAGCCGTGTCGAAATGAGTCTGGAAGCGCGGCTGACCCAGCTCATCATCAAACCGCAGAAAACCGGCGGTGACTTCAAGGAAATTGACCTTCTGGGACGCCAGATTGAACGACTGGCACGGGTAAACCGTTACAGTCAGACCGGCAACGAGGCAGACCTTAATCCGAACGTCGCTAACCGCAACAAAGGCGGGCGTCGCAAACCGAAAAAGAATTTTTTCAGTGACGAGGCCATCGAAAAGCTGGAGCAGATTTTCTTTGAGCAGTCTTTCGACTATCAGTTGCACTGGTATCGCGCCGGGCTTGAGCACCGCATCCGCGATATCCTGAAATCCCGCCAGATTGGCGCGACGTTTTATTTTTCCCGCGAGGCGCTGCTGCGCGCCCTGAAAACCGGTCATAACCAGATTTTTCTGTCGGCCAGTAAAACGCAGGCGTATGTGTTCCGCGAATACATCATCGCCTTTGCCCGTCTGGTTGACGTTGACCTTACCGGTGACCCGATTGTCCTGGGCAATAACGGCGCAAAACTGATTTTTCTCGGCACCAACTCCAACACCGCGCAGAGCCATAACGGCGACCTGTACGTCGATGAGATTTTCTGGATCCCGAATTTTCAGGTACTGCGTAAGGTGGCATCAGGTATGGCCTCACAGAGTCACCTGCGCTCGACCTATTTCTCCACCCCGTCCACGCTGGCGCACGACGCCTACCCGTTCTGGTCAGGTGAACTGTTCAACCGGGGACGCGCCAGCGCCGCCGAACGTGTGGAAATCGACGTCAGTCATAACGCCCTTGCCGGTGGGCTTCTCTGTGCGGACGGCCAGTGGCGGCAGATTGTCACCATTGAGGATGCCCTGAAAGGCGGCTGCACGCTGTTCGACATTGAGCAGCTCAAACGTGAAAACAGCGCCGACGATTTTAAAAACCTGTTCATGTGTGAATTTGTTGACGACAAGGCGTCGGTGTTCCCGTTCGAGGAGCTGCAACGCTGCATGGTCGACACGCTGGAAGAATGGGAAGACTATGCGCCGTTTGCCGCGAATCCGTTCGGCTCCCGCCCGGTATGGATTGGTTACGACCCGTCACACCGTGGCGACAGCGCCGGATGCGTGGTGCTGGCACCGCCGGTGGTGGCCGGTGGCAAATTCAGAATACTTGAGCGTCACCAGTGGAAAGGCATGGACTTTGCCACCCAGGCTGAATCCATCCGCAAACTCACCGAAAAATATAACGTCGAATACATCGGTATTGATGCCACCGGCCTCGGTGTCGGCGTGTTCCAGCTCGTGCGCTCGTTCTATCCCGCCGCGCGCGATATCCGCTACACGCCGGAAATGAAAACTGCAATGGTGCTCAAGGCAAAAGACGTCATCCGCCGTGGCTGTCTGGAATATGACGTCAGCGCCACCGACATCACCAGCTCGTTTATGGCTATCCGCAAGACCATGACCAGCAGCGGACGCAGCGCCACCTATGAGGCCAGCCGCAGCGAGGAAGCCAGCCACGCCGACCTCGCCTGGGCGACCATGCACGCCCTGTTAAATGAGCCACTCACCGCCGGTATCAGCACCCCGCTGACATCCACCATTCTGGAGTTTTACTGATGAGCAAGAAAAAAGGGAAAACACCGCGACCTGCGGCAAAAACAATCACCGCCAGCGCCCCGAAAATGGAAGCATTCACCTTTGGCGAGCCGGTGCCGGTACTCGACCGCCGTGACATTCTGGATTACGTTGAGTGCATCAGTAACGGCAGATGGTATGAGCCACCGGTCAGCTTTACCGGTCTGGCAAAAAGCCTGCGTGCTGCCGTGCATCACAGCTCACCGATTTACGTCAAACGCAATATTCTGGCCTCGACATTTCTCCCGCACCCGTGGCTTTCCCAGCAGGATTTCAGCCGCTTTGTGCTGGATTTTCTGGTGTTCGGTAATGCGTTTCTGGAAAAGCGTTACAGCACCACCGGTAAGGTCATCAGACTGGAAACCTCACCGGCAAAATATACCCGCCGTGGCGTGGAGGAGGATGTTTACTGGTGGGTGCCGTCCTTCAACGAGCCGACAGCCTTCGCGCCCGGCTCCGTGTTTCACCTGCTGGAGCCGGATATTAATCAGGAGCTGTACGGCCTGCCGGAATATCTCAGCGCCCTTAACTCTGCCTGGCTGAATGAGTCGGCCACGCTGTTCCGCCGCAAGTATTACGAAAACGGCGCGCATGCCGGATACATCATGTACGTCACCGATGCCGTGCAGGATCGCAACGATATCGAAATTCTTCGCGAAAACATGGTGAAGTCGAAAGGCCGCAATAACTTTAAAAATCTGTTTCTCTATGCCCCACAGGGGAAAGCCGACGGCATTAAAATTATCCCGCTCAGTGAAGTGGCAACGAAGGACGATTTTTTTAATATCAAAAAAGCCAGCGCCGCTGACCTGCTGGACGCGCACCGCATCCCCTTTCAGTTGATGGGCGGCAAGCCGGAGAACGTCGGGTCGCTGGGTGATATTGAAAAAGTGGCAAAGGTCTTTGTCCGCAATGAGCTTATCCCGTTACAGGACAGGATTCGGGAAATAAACGGCTGGCTCGGTCAGGAGGTCATCCGCTTTAAAAACTACTCACTGGACACAGACAACGGCTGAACATCGCCGCCTGCGGGCGGCTTTTTTACACCCCGTCATCACGCCCTCACACACTCACCACCGCACAAAACAGCCCGCAGACACACCAGCGCCCCGGCGCACAATCTAAACGCCATTACGACGCGCTGAGACGCTGAAAAAATAAAATCAGCACCACCGCCAGCGCGCAGTGCTTTCCCCGCCTCGCCCGCCCGCTTCATGGGTCGGTTTTGATGCAATTACATTAGTCCATCAGAGCCTCATGGATTACACCATACGAAAACATCCTCAACCATTGAACATAGATGCAAATCCATGCACCCTATAGATTCATATACCATCCCTGATTGCAGGAATGAATAACACATGCGACAATAAGAGCATTTTTCATAAGAGTAACGGTGACACATGGATCAGAGAATCCTTGAACATGAAGCGATTAAACAACTTAGCAAAAAATCAGTGCGCAAGTTGTTTGGGGTTCACGATATCCCTAGAGCCAGTTCACCATTTCGCTATCCAGGAGGTAAAGACAAACTTGCCTCATTTCTCGCTATTTTTCTTGTACATAATAAGTTAAATGGTGGCCGGTTTATTGAACCATTTTGTGGTGGTGCTGGAGCATCACTTTCTTTACTATTGGGCGGATATGTAAAAGAGATCCACTTAAATGATAAGAACTATGCTTTATTTTGCTTTTGGGATCAATTAATTAACAACACTGATAATTTATTGGATATGGTATATCAGAATATACCATGCATTGACGATTGGCATAAACAAAAGAAAATCTACCAAACGAGTATTATTGACCCCAATAAATACACCAAACTCGAATATGGTTTTAGTGTATTCTATTTAAACAGAACAAACAGATCTGGAGTACTAAGCGCTGGGCCAATTGGCGGTTTAGACCAGTCTGGAAAATATAAAATTGATTGCAGATACACTGTAAGTACGCTTATTAAAAAGCTCGAAAAAATAGCTAGCATGCGTGACTCTATATTCGTTTATAACGAGCACTGCATTGATTTTTTAAAACGTTTCAATAGTAAAGATAACTATGATCATGATTTCGTTTATCTAGATCCTCCTTATGTTAAAGAGGGGCGCAACATTTATTCAAAAAACTTTTGCTTCGATGACACTCAGCATCGCGAGCTTAAGGATTACATAGCTGGTTATGCAAATCGTTGGTTAATTTCTTATGACGATCACCCTCTAGTGCATGAATTATACTCAAAACATGGCACAAGAGCCGTTGAGATAAGTTACGCCATGAATAAAGCAAAAGTTGGAAAAGAATTAATGATAGCGGATTCTCGCTTAAGAATGCCAGAATCATTATTCTCTGTTGATATATTAAAATCTGGCGAAATACCAATGAAGAAAAAAGTAGTTAAAATGGCCTGATATCAGGCCGCTTCTGCTTGTAATGTTTCAGTTGTAGAAATCACATATTGTGAAATATCATTTATTTCATCTTTCCGTTCTATTAGTAGCCCTGGATCTGATACCAACAGTTCTAACCCTTTCTTAAAGCAAGTAGGTAACCGGAGTCTATGCAATACTGCGCCAAACTCCTCTGCGACTAGTGAAATATGGTCTTTCTTTATAGATTCATCATCACTCTCAAAATCAAAAGGTATAACAATAGCATCAGTTATTCTATATATTCTTTGCGCTAACCAGTGATTTTGTATGTTTGCAATATCCTCTTTTATTGCTTTTGAACGCCAATCTTGGCCGCTAGCAACTTGAGCAAAATAAATTTGCTTGCTTCCCGGATATGTATCGCGGGGATTATTATCTTTCCATGCAATCACATCAATACCAGCATCTTTATGAGGTCGTGTTTGCAAATAACGATTAACATCCTCAAATGGTCTAACCCTTCCTTCACCAATTAAATCAACAGCTCTAGTAAGAGCATCATAAAACTTTGAACTATCAGGTCTTGGCCAGCCGAATGAAATACTATGCCCCTGAACATAGCCAGCTAATGCAATTGTTGCAGCAATCTGTAATAAGTCTCGGTGTTTTCCTGTCGGCAAATCTACCCCATTAAATAGCCGTGATGCCGACATATGAGAAAAATACAAACAATATAAGTATATATGCTGATCTACGGTAAGTAATTCCAATGTTTCCTTTGCCAATTCCAAACATTGCGTTTCTTCATTAAAAATAAAAGGATAGCTATCCCCGAGTATATCCTTTCTTTGTTGATATTGTTCTAATAGTCTTTGTATTTCATTTTCGACTTCAGCATCTTCTTCGCCTATATCGGAAGATGTAAATGAATCTAAGTTCTCTAGAATATTCCTTAGTTCTGAAATTCGCATTGTAAAATATACATTTGATAAGCAAGATAACTCAAGCCAATCCAATTTGACTTGAATATGATGACTCTCTGGATAAGGTTGCAACTGCATCTCTTATTCCTCAATGCTCTGCAATTGATATTGAACCTTAGATACCTTTCTCTTAAACTGTTCGATGTAGTTCTTCGTCGTATCGTCTAACGAATCTGTTCTATCTAAAACAGAAGATATAGTATCAAGTTGTTTGTTTATTTCCAAAAAAGCATCTTTAATGTGTTGAAGAGGGTCACCCGCTTGCTTATATAATTCAGAAAGACTTTCAACTCCAGACTTAAAAGCTTCATATGAAGCCTCATTCGCTAAAACCTCACCAAAATATTTCAAATCAGGATTTTGCGAAGAGATCAACGATGCTCTTTTATCTTTTTTATACCCATAAAGACCGATCAGAACATCTCTGAGTTTATCAAGATTCCTTTGCGGTACAGGATTCTTTCTGAGTGTAATATTCCAATCTTTCTCCAATCCTAAAAAATCTTTATATTCAGTTCTATTCAAAGCCGTATACAAATGAGAAAAAGAAAATTTTGGTGACATTCTGTCGACATGAATATCATATATTTCTTGAGTTTTAGCCTGTTCAAGAACAAACATAGCACTAACTATAGAACGAACAGTATTGTTACTGTCACCAAGTTTTTTTGTTATATGTTCAATAGTGAGACCGTTATCTCTTTCACTTATAAACCATTTATATGCGAACTGTGCTTTAGCAAACGAATCCCATTTATGGGGACCATTAACATGTTTAAATCCAATAAATGAACGAGCTTCTGACTCATCATTAACAAGATAAACAGCAACTTCCTTGAGGCTATCCAAAACCCAAGAATCTATATTTTTTGGAACGACAACTCGACATTTTTGTGCCAAGCCCGGTTCAGTAAGCAATTTGATGGCAGCTAAACGACGATTACCTTCTAAGACGACATACTTATCATCTTTTTTCATGACAATTAAAGGTTCAATCGACATATATCCATTTTCAGAAATGGATTTAATCAATTCTTCTAAATCTGCAGTATCAGATAATGCTTTAACCAACTCATATGAGTCAGCATTATCATTAAAGCTTTTCCCGTTATAAAGCCTTGGATTTCTGGCATCCAAGATTAACTCATCCGGGGAAATCATCTGTGTTTTGAGCGGTTCTAAGACAGTTTTTGGCATTTTATGCACCATAATCTAAATAAAATTCACGTCATCCCATGCGTTCCTTGCCTCTTTAACATGATTTCCATAAATTTTCCATAGAAACATGAATAACGTTTGATGGCAGATTACAATATCAGCACATATAGTAAAATCAACTAAGACTTCGCAACGCTCGTAATTCAGTCCCGCCAGCCCTGAACACAAGTTTCACGACTGGCGGCGTTCTCTATCATCTGCGTGGTGGTGGCGTAACTCTTGATTGACCGATATGGTTAAACCGCCCGTAATTATCCCGGACTATTTCGGCACACCCGACCAACTCGTCGGGCGTCAGATTTTCGTTGACCATAATCCGCTGTAAACGCTGAACAATAGCCATCAGCTTGATATTTTTAGTTTTATGGTGCGGTATCTCGCTTGGTATTCTGTGCATTATCCAAGCCACCCGTTTTGCTGTGCACGCTCCATCTGTTCATCTGAATAGTTCCATGCTCCATCCGTGGCAACCATTGCCCCGCCAGACATCCCCGTCTCTGGTTCATACATAACAGCAAGGCCGAGCTGATGCATAATTTCATGATTAATTCTGAATACCAGGCCACGCTCACTAAGTTCTTTCCAGTTCACAATCTCATATGCGCCTGTATTAAGCAGCTCAATACTTAGCAAGACATAGTCTTCCAGCCAGTCTGACAGGTCAGTAACATCTGTTATCCGGGCTTCAACCTTTCGCCCCGTATACACACCCTGCCCCCATTCATGCAAAATCAACGTGTCCCCGCGCTCATAATTACGGTCATTTTTCCGAAACTCTGCGCGTTTCTTTCCTTCCAGCACAAGGTCAAAATATTTTGCGTGCAGCTTTATCTCGTGAATTTTTGCCATCATGTCCACTCCATTACTGTTGAGAATCCCGGCCACTCATCAGCGACCGGATACGTGAATTTTTTCCCGTCATAATTTACAGTCGCACCACGCGCCAGCGCCTCAAGCTCCCATCGCTGCGGCCTGATACCGTTCTGAGCAAGGTCAACGCGGATACGGGTGATTTGCAATCGTTCAGACCAGGTCAGTCTGGCAGATGGTGCAATTTCATGCGGTTTTAACATGCTTCCGTTTCTTTGCTGACGGTTTGGTCTTCTCAGGCCGTGTTTTAATGCGCCCCTGAGCGCCCTCACGACCTCCGGGTCATTCCATTCGATAACACCATCATCAACCAGATTTAGCACTGCTGCAGCGTGCTCAGAAGGTGTGGGAGCCGGTAACGAAGCATCACTACCGGTGAGCTTTCCACAGTTATTGACAGGACTCCGAGGCGCGGCGATGCCGCTTTTTAAAGTCAAAGGCTCAACGACTGGCACTTTCGGCACAATGCGCCAGTCCGTCGTTCTGGTGATATGAATATGACGCGCGCCGAGATGCGGCGCGTAAATGCCGACCACTCTCTCGACTTCTTCCTCATACTCGTTAACGTCATCCGACGGGCTACGGGCAACCCTGACAGTCTGACAATCGCGCGGGACATTTGCCCCACCCTGCGCGCTGATATACAGCGCAAAATCGCCACTGTCTGCGGCAGCGCGTGCAGCCTCGACGCGTTCGTCAAACTCATCAGCAATGCTGACGCCGCGAGGCAATTTGCGTAGTTCACGGTAAGCCCCCATTGTCGGCAGGCCAACCGTTTTAAATTGCGGAATGCGCCACGTTGACGCCCATGCGGTAACAGCCGCGGCAGTGTCTTTCAGCGGTCTGCCGGTATCGTTATCGAGCTGACCATCCAGTGCATAGCCGTCGATATTTTTTGAGATGTATTTCGCGATATACCCCGCAGCACCGCCCCGGTTAAGGTGTTTTGCCTGAAAACGGTTTCGCGCGGCTCCTCTTTCGTCGCCATCCTCTTTGAGCGCATAGCGACGCATGATTTCGATAATCTGGCTACGCTGGCGTGGATTACAAAAAAGCATCATATGCCAGTGCGGCGTTCCGTCGTGGTGTGGCTCGACGACACGCAAACCGTAGACCTGTAAATCATTATCCTTGAATGCCGTGCGCATCAGGCTCCAGATACGGCAGAGATATCGCTGCGCATCCTTTGGATTAAATGCCTCATCATTCCAGCCGTGATTAAGCTGGACGGTTTTACTTTCGCCTTTTCCGACCTGACGTGTCGGGTGATACTTTGACGGCGCGGTCAGCGTGATAAACATCCCCACATCACCCTCTGCTGCGGCGTAACGCTCAATACCGGCAATGGTGTTCATCAGCTCCATCCGGCGAATTTCAGGATTAGAAATACTGCCCATCACCTTACTGATAAGGTCGATGCGCTCGCCGGTTTCCCTGTTTTCAAGGTCACACGATTTAAGAAATTCCAGATTTGCCTGGCGGCGTGCACGCACATCACGAATGGCGTGTTTACTGGCATAAGGAGAACGGTCTTTATTGACCTCCCCGACAGCAATCAGTAACGCCTCATGCCAGCGCATACGCTGGCCTTTAAGCTGACTAATCCACCACTCATCGTTAAACAGACGGGCAATGGCAGAATATGCCTGCCTCGTGGTCATCTGTCCTTTACGGTATTTTTTCCAGTAGAGCGGGGAAATATTGAAAGCACGTGCAGCGCCAGCAACATGACCATACAGGTGAGCCTGCGCCTCATCCGTAAACAGCGATTCTTTTTCGCCATGGGCATCCACCCAGGCATCGCAGAGTTCCTCATACATCATGAAAAGCTGCGATGAGATACGGGCGGCAAATTTTTTCAGCTCCTTGTCATTCATTCCCGGCAGGCGCGCATAGTGGTCACGCTCTGCCAGAAACAGTAACGACGCGTCGGTGTTCATTTCATGGCGCTGATTCACGCGCTCAATGCGCGGCCATAAACTACGCTGAAAAGTGGATGTGAGGAAATAAAACCCGTGCACCGGGCTTTTATTGCGCCGGATGTAGTCATAGCGTGAAGTAAACAGCGAGCGCAAAAAGTAAGGCAGGCGGTTAATCGTGGATAAAACACCTTGCACCTGACGCATCTCGTCACGTGTAAGGGGTCTTTCGCGCCCGACAGCCTCGCGTGGCGCGTTCCATGCATAAGCACCGGTAAACATCTTACCGGTGCCTGCGGCAAATGCTGACGGAGGGACAAAACGCCCGGAGGCTTTAACGGCCATATGAGCCAAAAGCCTCTGAACAACGCTTGCTGAGTTGCTCAACCTGCGCGTTTAAATCAGCAAAAGATTTTGCGCTTCCGGTCAGAATATCGTGATGCATCAGGCCGGAAACGAGCTGGCTTAATTTCGGGTAATAACCAACCACCGCCAGCCATTCCTGACCGGCGTTTTTACCGCTTTCCGCTCTCTTTTTCTCGTGGAGAATAAACTGAAAGCTGTCACTGGTAACGACATAACGTTCGCCAATTTCAATACGAATACTCATGCCGTTCTCCGGTAATGTTTGTTTTTTGCTTCAAAGACTGACTGACAGGAAACACAACGCGTGGCTGACGGATAAGCCGCACGACGGGCAGCAGGTATTGGCGCGTCACACTCTTCGCAAACCAGCGCAGAAGCACCGCAATGTTTTACCCTTGCCGCGTTAATCTGGCGCTCCAGTAATTCAGCCTGTTGTTCCTGAATAAAATCTACGTTGTCCGGCATTACCAGTTCCTTTTGTCGTTAAGGTTTTTAAATTCATCAGCGCAATAGCTGGCGATTTCTGCCGTTAATTTCGTCAGTTCATCCACGGAGGAGATTTGCTTGTGAAACACAGCGCGTTTAACAAGTAAATTGACCACATCAGACAGGAGGTTTAATTCGTTCTGATAAATCGCGATAACAGACTCAGTTATTTCGCGTTTTTCTTTATCAAGACCAAGTTGAATAAGAGACAAATCGCCATTTTTCATAACGGCGATTTTTAAGGCGTTATTCAGTAATACAACTGAACGAGAACAGGACATCAAAGCACCTCCCCGCGAGACAATCCGATATTGTGAAATTTTTCCGACTCCTGACTGAGCAGCTCGACTATCTCCACGCGGGATAACTCCGCCTTTGTGATGTGGCGAATCATGGCATCAAGATGAGAAGAAAAGCGCGTCGCAGCGTCGGCCTGTGCTTCGGTTCTGGCCTGTTGCAGCAGTAGTGCGTATTTACCACACTGATTTTCAGAAACTGTATGCATGACTTTCTCCAGGCAAAAAGAAGCCCCGCACGATTAAGTGCGTTAAAAACTCTGGTTAATTATTTAATGCAGATATTGCTCTGGTTTTACCGACGTCAGAATTGTCGGTGCATACTCAAACAGGCTGAATAATTCACGTAATGCACGGAATAAAGCATCACGCCAGTAACATGACTCTTCATTAATTCGCCAGTATGGCTGGTTAAATTCTTTTTCTGTCAGTCGTGCGTGCATAAATAAAGTGCGACGCTGACTGACTGTTAAAAAACTAATATATGCATACTCACTTGCGCCGACCTGACGGCGTTTTGAGAATGCCCCGCGCAATTCATCAATTGCACATACCAGTCGTTCACGTTCGACGTCGTTCATTTCTTCAAAACGCATCGTTGCGTGACGCTGTTTTAACTGCGCATGAAAGCAAACCGTTAGCCGTTCGCGTTCCATCATCTGATTATAATAATCGCATGTCTCCTGCCAGCGAGGGACGGCCAGATGCTTACCAATTATCCGGCGCATAGTTGCTGGCTGTTTTTCAACGAGATTGAGCGTCATCACTGTCATTTCCATACCCTCCGGCTTTTCAGAAAGGTCAGAGCCTTTTTTAACGAACTCTGTTTTTTGGTGCGGATAATGATTCCCTTACGCCCCTTACCGTGGGTGATGGTGAAGTCAATCGCCCTGGGGCTTTCGTTACGCAGTAACTGAGCAATACAACGCGGTTCACTCATAATCACAACCCCATCCACAAAAGCCATGCATCACGCTGTTCAACTGGTCGGTTATAAAACGCCTCTCGTACAGCGCGATTAAACTCTGGAATGAAAACCCACTTCTCACCGACACGAGCGTTCGGCTTACTTGGATCACGAAGCTCAATAACTGGCAATTTATTCTCTTTTACCATCTTGACTACAGCCGTTTCTGGCTTACCAAGTAACTCTGCAAACTTAACCGTATGTACCGCATCAATCGGGTACTGAATCACATAGTCATTGACTTCCATTGATTAGCCCTTTTTGCTTTCGTGTTACCCTTATTAGATCCAGTCCCTTCTAGGTCGCCCCTGTCCTTTCTAGGGACTGGCTAACACACTCAAAAGGTCACCAATACACAACCTTTTGACGGGAATATAAGTCACCAATAGGTTACTGTCAAATGCAGACATTCGAAAAACTGAAAGCGATTAGGAAAGCAGAAGGATTAACACAGGCGAAATTCAGCGAAATTAGCGGGATAGCTCTAGGAACAGTCAAAAATTACGAAAGTGGGCATAAAGACCCTGGTCTCAGCATCGTTATGCGAGTCACAAATACGCCTTTATTTAAAAAATATACGCTCTGGTTAATGACTGGTGATACGTCACCACAAGCTGGTCAGATCGCGCCGGCTCTCGCACACATTGGGCAAAAACCAACAGAATCAGACCGCTCCGAAAAACAGACTGGTTAACACTCTATAAACATTACATTTTCACCATTTGTTACCAAGATGGTGAATACAGCGTCAGAGGGCTTTCTTATGTCAATTAAGAAGCTCGATGATGGACGCTATGAAGTGGACATTAGACCTCGCGGTCGCGACGGAAAACGCATCCGCAGGAAATTTGAAAGAAAAGCTGAGGCTGTAGCATTTGAGCGATACACAATCGCCTACGCCAGCCAGAAAGAATGGGCAGGTCAGCGAGCAGATCGCAGAACTTTGAGTGAGTTGCTGGACATCTGGTGGAAATATCACGGGCAAAACCACGAGCATGGAACAAAAGAGTTTAATCATCTGCTCAAAACCATCAGCGGCATAGGTGATATACCAGTGAGCCGGATGAGCAAAAGAGCTTTGATGGATTATCGTTCCATGCGACTACGAAATGGTATCAGTGCCGCAACGATAAACCGTGACATGTACCGATTATCCGGCATGTTCACAAAATTAATTCAATTGGATGAATTTTCCGGGCAACACCCAATTCACGGACTGCCGCCACTGGCGGAGGCCAACCCTGAAATGACGTTCCTGGAAAAAGCAGAAATCGAAAAACTGTTAAATGTTTTGGATGGTGATGACTTACTTGTCGCACTTTTATGTCTGAGCACTGGAGGAAGATGGACGGAAGTTGCCACGCTAAAACCAGCACAGATTACAAATTGCAGGGTTACCTTCCTGAAAACCAAAAACGGTAAAAAGCGAACCGTGCCGATTTCTGAGGAACTAGAGAAAAAAGTTAAAGAGGAGGCCAGTGCTAAATTATTCAAAGTTGATTATGAGAAGTTTTGCGGGATTTTACGCAGAGTGAAGCCAGATATACCACCCAATCAGGCAACCCACATCCTGCGGCATACATTCGCAAGCCATTTCATGATGAATGGGGGCAATATAATCGCACTGCAACAGATTCTGGGACATGCGAGCATTCAGCAGACGATGGCCTATGCGCACCTTGCGCCTGACTACCTGCAAAATGCCGTCGCGCTGAATCCTCTAAAAGGCGGAGTGACGTTATAA